TGGGCAGCGGCAGTACGGGAACTTGAGGAGCGCACCGGGTGGTGCGTGGAGAGTGTCACCAGGACGCAGTGGGTGCCCGCAGCGCCCGTCACGATCTACGGCGGTCTCTACCTCCGTTTGGAGCGCCAAGGCGACCTGGCGGGCACTACGGCCACCTACAGCGATAGCACGACGGTACCGCTTACCGGCACGTGCGCGAAGATCCAAATCAATGGCTTGGTCTATGTCGATATGGACATCGACAATTTGACCTACCCGGTAACGCTGAACGTAACAGCAGGTAACGCAGCGCTCAACCCGCTGCTCGAGATGGCGCTACTCCAGCGCGTGGCGCACCATGTTGCAAGCCGCGGCGATGACACCATCGCGCTCGACTCCACCTACTGGGACCGCATCACCTCAATGATGGGCAAAGGAATAGCGTAAATGGCTGGCCATGTGCCATCCGGGATGCTGAGGCTCTCCATGACAGTGCAGAATCCAGTACGCACAGTCGACGCAGTTGGCCAGGCGGAAGTCTCATGGCTCAGTGTCGCCAACATTGCTTGCCATATCGATTCAGCGCGCACGAACGAAGTGGTAGACGATTTGGGAGTTAACGCTCGTTCCGATTGGCGCATTCTTGCGGCTTGGCATCCTGCCGTATCAAACAACAGCCGACTGCTGTACCAAGACAACGGCACAGAGCGCGTATTCAATATTCGCGCTTGCTGGGACAGGGATCAGAAGCGACGACGCTTGGAGATTGAAGCGACGGAGGTCACCGAGTGAAAGCCACCCAGGTAACACTGAAAACGCAATTCCGCGACGGCAACGTCCGCGCCGCGTTGGCTCGCCTTGGGCCCAAAGTCGCGCAGAACGTAATCAAGCGATCGATGCGTAAGGCGCTTGACCCAGTACGGACTGCGCTTCGTGAAACTTGGGTAGCCGCCGGGTATCGCGGTAAGCCGCTCCACCGTCGGGCGATCGATAAAGCCACCCGCATCGATGTCCGACGCGCTGGCGGTGGAACAAGCGCCGGGATCACTGGCCGTGTCGGCGTCATGTACGGCAAGTCGGGCGGCGTCGGCGCTGGTGGTCGACAGAAGATTTGGCACTTGCTCGAAGGTGGATTTCGGCATTACGCCAAGGGATCCAAGGCGTACGCCAACTTCAGTAAGGGCGTTAAGGCAGAGCAAGCCACCTACCGGGCAATCATCAAGCAGAACCGCCCGGAAGCGCTCAAGGCGCCAAAGGCAGAACGTAGCGGCAAACTCCGCGCAGTCTTTGCTGCGGCCCGTGATGCAGCGCCTGCTTTTGTCGCAGAGCGCTCCGCACGCGCTGTGGCTCGAAAGAGCGCGACGGCGAAGCAGATCGCCGGAGCCTGGCGTTCTCGCGCTGTTGCTACGCGCATGATCCCACAAGCAACCAAGAACCTCCGCGATTACATCCTCCAAGCGTGCAAGGAGGCTTTACGTGGCAACAAGTAGAAGCCTATCAATCATTACGGAAGCGTTGTACTCGTATCTATCGCCTCGCATCGGCACTGCTGAATTGTCGCCGCGCTGGCGTAGGCAAGGCGACCCGCTTCCATATGTCACCTATGAGTTCACGTCCGCTGCGTGGGTGCAGACCACGAACACCGTAACCAATATGGTAACGCTGTCCGTAAACTTTTCATGCGTTGCCGGGACAGTTACGGAAGCGCTATCCGTAGCGGATGACATTACCGAGGCGTTTTCAGACAGCGTTACGGAAGACTCCATTACGTTTCGGATGGTTGATATCAATATGAGAACACTGGACGCCGTGCCTGATGACGGCACAGGCGATGCCGAGAGAATCATCGTAGTCACTACAACATTCCTTACCCACGACGAGAACTAAACCATGGCAACGATATACACAGCGGGATACGGCGGAGAATTAAAGATCGCTACTGTTTCAATTCCAGTGCAGAACGTAACTATCGATCAGTCTCGCCAAGAGATTGATATTACTAATACGCTTGACCTAAGCACGTTTGTTATGGCGGGCCGTCTGTCGCGCAAGATCACTTGCACGGCTTTCGCAACAACGGTTGCCGAAACCGCGCTCACCGCGCTAGTAAACACAGCAACAGATACCAAGGCTGTGATCGCGTTCACGGATGGAAACTCCGGTACTTCCTACAGCATCACCTGCATGTTGACGAGCGCCAGCCGTTCGTACGACGGGCAGGGCGCAGCAACGATCAATTTTAACTTCTCTGAGGCGCGCGCCTAATGCCACTGAGTAACGATTATCTCGGAGATGGCTGGCGGGACGCCAACATTGAAGGCTTGCCACCACTCCAAGTGCGCCGACCAGTGATGCGAGACATCGCCGCGGGTGGTCAGTACTGGTGGACGGCTTGCGTTCGCTGCGCCGACGGTACGCCGTTACTTGCTGAGGGCGTAGCCGCTGCCGATCTGCGCGTCGAAGTCGGTAACGCCATCATCGCGGAGGTAATGAAAGAGCGCCCTATTCAAGCGCCGAAAGGCGCATCTGGAGGATGACTCCAGCAGCCCGGATGGATATGCCAGCCGGGCTCATGTGTGAACGAACGCCAGAGGAACGGATTGAGAGTCTGCTCATAACTCTTACGTGCGCAATGACAGGCGCACCACCTCACAGGATTGCACCATGGCTAATGACTTAAAGGCATCGGTAAGCATCACAGCAGATACGAGCGGACTGATCTCCGGCGTGAATGGTGCCATGGAGAAGATCAACCGCATCAGCGCCAGCAGTACCGCAATGGCTGGCATGATGGGCGCGCAGAAGGTGCTGGAACTTGCACAGCGAATGTATAGCGCTATCTCGGATCGCTCCGAGCATCTGTCAAAACTCGCGCACACGTTCTCACCTGAAGCAATGACCAGTGCCGCGAATCTGTCACAGGCGCAACTGCAATCCGATATGGCCGTCGGTCAAGCCATGGGCCCGGCACAGGCTGGCATTGATCGCGCAAAGCAAGATGCCATAGCCGAAGAGACTGCCAGCACTCTTAAGAACGCACAGCAGATTGGCGAAGGAATGATCGTCCTCAACGCCATTTGGAATCAAACGAAGTTGCTCGCCACGGAAAGCGCAGACGCCACACTGATGGCGCTCGGTTCCTTGAATCAGATGCCGGAGATGGCCGCAGCCGCTGCAGCGAACCCAGTCGAAACTGCTGTCGGTAGCACGCTCGGCGTGAGCGCTGGGCCGTTGCTGCAAGCCATTGGGAGCACACTCGAAGCCATGTTCGCAAAGGTAAAGGGAGACTAATGGGAGCGCTAAAGATCGTCCGCCACGCGAGTGGCCCACAGTATAAGGTGAGTAGTCCCGGTCAACCGTTTACGATGACGGAGACATATCTAGTTTCGTGGATCCCTACAACTCCCGAGGACGTTCAATCCTGCCCGGAAGATATTGCGATTATTGTCGCCGCATCAGAGACAGGCGCAGGTGGCGTTTATATTCCAAAGGTGCAAGCGCGGTACACCGGATGCGATGCAAACGCTTCCTTCCTCGTCTGTGAGTCGGTCGATTGGCGCGTGATCCCGGGCAGTCTCAAAACTTGGATGGTCACGGCGAATTGGTCAAGCCTGATGGAGTTTCAGTACAACGCGACGATCCCGGAACCGTGGACGCGAATTACGCGCACTAGTTCCATGCGGCAGATGCCGATATGGCGAAGCGATGCCGCTATACCGGCTGAGCCGTACACGTTCCCGCCAGCGGCGGCTGGAGGCGATATTGGCGGAGCGAAGGTAGACATCCAAGGACAGCCAGCAAATCGGTTCGTACAGCAGATGCAAATCATTTGCGAGTTCCACTACGACCGAACATTCACGCTTGGGCCCGATGACGAGATCGCACCGGAGCCGGGCCCGTACTTCAGCGGATGGCTCGGTACGCGTAACTCCGAAACATTCCTTGGATATGACCCGGGGCAAATCCTTTGCAACGGCATCAGCGTTTCGCCAGTCAACGATCAGATTTACATTATGCAATTCAAGTTCTTGTTTGATTGGATGTCGTTCTTTGAGCAGCGCCCAGCGCCCAACACCGGCGGCGCTTCGTTCCTTGCAGCGGCAGCAACAAATTTCCTTGGCATCCCATACAACCAAGCATCAAAGATTGCTTGGTATCAACCGTACCCGGATCGTGAGGATCTGAAACTCATGTTCCCAACGGCTGTGTATGACGCGTTCCTTACCGCATTGCCAGCAGTTAATACTTGCGCTACGCCGGGTCGAAGCCTCGCCTACAAGCAATTTGATTTCCCTGCCTCATGAGCAACCAGCGCCCAATCTTTAACAGCGGCCTCTACGGTAAAGCCAACCGTACCGTCATGAACGCGTTCATGGAATCAGCGGACACGCTATCGGTTAATCAGGGCGCTATTGATTGGGCATACCGCGCATCGATGCCGGAGGCGTTCACTACTCGTACGTTTCTTGCACGGATCCAAACAGCAAGCGTAATTACTGCTAGCGCTAGATGGTCTTATTCCGGTACAGAGGCGGTACTGTTGTCTGCTTCTCCCTGGCACGAAAACGTATCTGGCACGGAATACAACTTTTCCGGCGCACTAAACATCAGAGAACTATTTAATAGTTCTACGCTTGTGGACGGTATGGATATCTCATCGCCAGCATCCACCATCGGGCCAGTAGGCTCGTCTTGGTCGGGTACTGCATGGACTACTGGAAGCCTTGCCGCTGTTGTCGTTATGACTGTTGCCTATACAAAAACGGGCGGTATCTCGTATTACTTCGACCGACCTAACCCTATCCGGTGCACCTAATGGCCAATCTCACGCTCGTCACTCCCATCCCGCCCCAGGTCATTTGCAAAGGTGAGGCTTTCTCGATCTCCATGCACGTGCACGATGACGGCGCGAACTTCCACTGGACGAGCCTTGGATTCTTACCTAAGGGCTACCTCACGGTGGGCACGGTGACGGTGCAGGGCACTGGTTCTGTAGTCAACGCTGGCGGCGGCACTGCCACGGTTGCTTGGACTGCCGGCGAAACGGCGAGCCTACCCGCCAACTCGTGGGGCACCATCGTCATCTACGCCGACCCGACATCCGGCAGCGAGAACCGACACATCGCAACCATCTTCGCACGCATTACAGCAGAGGCAATTCCCTAATGTTCACCTCCATGTTTCGGAAATCCATGCTCGGTGCTTCGGGTGGAAGCGTTACTGCTGACCTATTAGTAGTTGCTGGTGGCGGCGGTGGTGGTGGAACTGCATACAACCAATACGGCGGCGGAGGTGGTGGAGGTGGTGGCTTGGTCTACGCGACTGGTGTGACACTGGCCGCTGCAACGACATACACCGTAACTATCGGCGCTGGCGGTGCGGGCGCAACGGGATCCGCTGCGGGAAGTGTTGGAAGCAATTCGACAATCAAACAAGCGTCTACGTCTATCACTACTGATGCGATCGGCGGCGGTGGCGGCGGTCGTGGAACCGGCCCAAGCCTAGACGGAACCAATGGCGGCAGCGGCGGCGGAGGTGGTGGCGCGGTTGGACAAACCGGAGGACTTGGTACATCCGGTCAAGGATCGAACGGCGGTGATGCTGGCTCGGACGCATACCCATACCGCGGCGCTGGTGGCGGTGGCGCAGGCGCGGCAGGTGCGCTCGGCAATGCCGGGACTGGAAACGGTGGCGATGGTGCTACTCAATTAGGCACCGTTTACGCGGGCGGCGGAGGTGGTGGCGCTGGTGGCGCTGGTGCTGGAAATGGTGGCACAGGCGGTGGTGGTGCTGGTGGTAATAATGTCGGCGGACTTGGAACCAACGGCACAGCGAACACAGGCGGCGGTGGTGGTGGTGCTGGTACGCCAAATGTTGCAGGAAACACCACGGGCGGAACGGGTGGAACTGGAATTGTCGTAATCCGCTATCCCGGCACGGTTGCCGTAGCAACCGGCGGCACGATTACCTACACGGGCGGCGTTTACGTTCGCCACACCTTCACAACAAGCGGAAGTTTGGTGATGAACTAATGGACAAATTCGCAGCCGAAATCGTCAACGACACAGTTACACGCGTACTCGTTTCGCCGACTCTCGCATGGGTGCGCGACAACCTCGGCGGCGAATGGATCGAATGCAAGAAAGACGGCAGTATCCGCGGCTGCTATCCGGGCCCCGGCTACACGTATAACCGCGTGAACGATGTCTTCGTACCACCACCAGCAGAGCCGGACGGGCCGCCACGTCCATGATCCACCTCGCGCTATTCATCCTCCTGATCCTGAGCAGCGGATGCGCTTCGCAGACGGCCTTGATATCGCACGCCGCGACATCGAGCGCCGCAAGCGCAGCGGTAGCACGGGCGCACCTGGTGGCGGCAAGCGCCGAACTCGACAGCATTGAGGCGCAGGCGAACGCGGTGCACCAAGCCATCCCGTTCGTAAGTGATGACCAAAGTCCGATTTACTCAACTATGCAGTACGTATCGGTCGCAGTGGTGGCCGCTGTGATCGGAGCACTTATCTACACCTACATACCACGAGGCCGCTGATGCTTACTACAGCCCAATACACGACATGGCTCTTAGGACTCGTAATTCTCACCTTCGCTGCCGGTTGCAGTGTTGGTTCAACCTTTCGCCGCACCCGCATTTCCACAAAGGCTTCCAATGCTCAATCTCGCAAGCGCTGAATCGTTCTTAGGATCAATTTTCTTCGCTACCACTTTGGGGCTAATTGGTGCCCTGGCAGGATATTTTTGGTGCAGGACTAAGGGCGGCAAATGAGTCGGCGGCGCTGTTGCTGTAGTGTCGCTCAGTGCGGATCGTGCGCATCGTTGCCAAGCGATTGGTCAACGCGGGATTACCGTTTGTTCATCCCAACAATGAAGCCAGTAACGTACGGGCGATTGTCTTCGGCTCCTAGCGGTCTTTACACTGGGCCTTGCGTTCCATCCGATGCCTATTGGTCTCTTGCTGAGTGTGGATTCAATTTCGCAACTGGAGCCCATTACGAACTTGGGAACAAGAGAGCAAACTGTGTAGACCCAATTCCGGAGTACTGCGCAGACGTCATTACTCACGCGCGGGAAATTGGCGGATTTAGTACAGACAACTTAGTCCCGTCCATTACCTATAATACTGAAACGGCAACTCGTTTTTACAATTTGACAGGCGGAGTGGGTATTAATGCTTGGAGCATCGAGGTAACAATCAACAGGTGTATCGGTCTTTTTTTGCCATCCTGCGTGGAATGCACCAACCGTACCCGAATCTCCATTAGGTACGGATTCTTTAATCAGTCAAACTACAATGATGGGTGCAGCACCGTTCTTTTGACTGGAGTTAACAGTTACGTTTTTTTAGGTTACTTGTCGAATCCCTATACGCTTGCTGAAGGTATCGGAAAGACGTGCTATCTCCGGTACTGGAGTATTGAAAGGTCAGGATGCGCTGGAGAAACGGGCGCACGCCAATGCGATGACGTATGCGCCTTGGGGCCTTGCTCGTTCTTTGGTTCAAGCAACTTTCCTTCAACGGTGACAATTACATGATGGTTCCAAATAGACAAGATCCGGCGCAAGCCGAGGCGGTAAAGCAATTTGGCATGGGCGATGTCGTCGCCAGCGCCACAAAGGCTGTAGGGATAAAGCCTTGCGCGCCGTGCGCCAAGCGTCAGGCGGCGTTGAACAAGGCCACGCCAGGATGGGTAGCAAAGATCCTTGGTTGGTTTAAGAGGTAAAGCCGCGTAGCCTTGGGGTATGAAAGCGCACCGGGGCCTTATTGAACGGATGGATCGCCAGCGTGGGGAATGGTGGCTTTGCCGTAGGGATACCGATCCCCGCGGCAAGTGGACGATCACGTGCGACCCTGGCGCCGATTGGGATTGGCGCTTTAAAGTGGGCTTTAGTTATGAGCGCGCAGTACGCAGATTATTGGTGGCTCAGGACGAAGAAAAGCGCACGAGCAAACTTGCTCTAAAAACGGCAGAAAGACTCAAGCAAATCTCCTTGCTCGCCGATAAGATCTCAAATGGCCGCACTTGAGAGGGTGTACGTCAGGTCGGGGATGGCTGGTATTTGAATTTAACGTAACAGCCAATCCTTATCTGCACCAGTTCATGTGCGTTCTCTTGAGAGGAACGCAAGATGGAACTTTTCTACGTAGTAATTGGTTGTTTCGCGATGGGTGTGTTTATGTTGCTGCTGCTGGATCCAAGCCATGAGGCTTGCAAGCCGGAGGTGCGCAAGTGAACGAACTCACCACCAACGAAATCAATCCTGGGGCGATCGTCAAACGCAACGAGGAGGTGTGCCGCATCGTCGGGCCCATCGTCCGTGCGAAGTACACGCAAGTGATCCAGGGTCGCAACTACCTCACCGTGCAGGGCGCACAGGCGATCGCCTCGTCGCTCGGCTACACCAGTGGTACTGCCAGTCTCCGGCACGTCGAACCGACGGAAAGCGTTGCCGGCTACTGGGAAGCGACCTGCACGGTGTTGTTGAATGGTGTCATCGTCGGATCGGGCATTGGCTCGGTCTTCGATGACGAGCGCCCGTGGAACACCCGGCCACAGTTCGCCAGGCAGATGATGGCGCAGACTCGCGCTACTGGCCGCGCCCTCAAGGGTGTGATGGGGTGGGCGTTCGCAGCGCTTGACTACGAAGGCAGCATCGCCGAGGAGATGCCAGAGCAGGGCAGCACGATGGCTCAGGACGAGCCCGCGCCTCGCAAGGCACTCGCTGCGCCATCCAAGGCGTTCAAGCCCGCTCAAGTCAAGCCTGAGACTAAAGGCGATCGTCTCCAAGTACGCGGCATTTGTGTCGGAGTTGACCCAAAGACGGCAAAGTCGGGCAAGGAATACTGGCGCGTAGGCATTGAGGCCAATGGCGTCGAGTGGTTTACGTCGTTCTCAGCGGTTGACGCGGAATGCATTGGCAAGTTGATCGCGCTCCAACTTAAGCCCTGGCAGGATGGATTCTTGATCGTCGACGTCCAGGTGGTGGTCGAGGAAGAGGTGCCGTTTTGATAGTCAAAGTGACCAAAGCGCAACTGTCGCACGCTTTCCTAGTTGCAAACGAAATGGATGCCGAGGATCCAAACCAAGGGTCGAAAGCCTATTGGAAGAACGCCTATAAGCGCCATTTCATTGGCAACGTAGCCGAGTGTGCGGTAGCCAACTTCCTTGAAATTGAGCCCACTTACACATCCGATTGGAGGTGTAACAAGTGCGATTTGATGTACGGCGGGGCCGCAATCAATGTGAAGGGCACCAGCATGGTGCGCGGCAATCTCATCACAGACGCTTCGGCTTACATCCGCGAGAACATCCTAGTGCTTGTCCGTGGGATTCAGTTGGATTCCATGTACGAGCAGAACGTTGAAGTGGTGGGCTGGTGCATGACGCGCGACCATCAGACCAAACCGAGGCTACGAACGATCAAGGGCGTGGATAAGCATTTCACCTCCGCGGAGCGCTTGTGGGACTTGGATTTGCTCCTGCGCATCCAGTACGAAGAGAGGGCAATGTGAAGCCATCCGACATCTGGAAACTTGACTTGGACTACCGCTCGAAGGTGGTGCTTTTGGCGCTGTTGGACTACGGCGTACGGGCATGGCCGCGCCAAAGCACGCTTGCGACCAAATGCGGCATGGGCCGCCGAACGCTCCAGCGCACGCTCGACGAACTCCGCGAAAGTGGACGTATCGCCACGAAAACACGAGGCAAGTCGCTCACGTACTACATCGTTGACCTGCGCCAATCTGACGCATCGACCTGCGCCACCGGGGCGCCGGAGATGCGCCTCCGTGGCGCAGGTATCGGCGTCCCCGTGGCGCAGGGATCCGAACTCTCTTATTTAACTAGTCCACCTAACTATGCAAGCGCTACCGCGCTAGGCGGGTGGGAGGTTCAAGATGACATGGCAAACCGGATCAGGCAACGTGATCCAAGAGCCGACATTGCGTCGCACTGTTCGGTCTGCCGGCGCGTCCTGGTGTCGCACGGTCTGAGCGACCGTGACGCACTCGGAGCCTGGCGCTTGCTGTTGGAGCATTGGGCCCGTAGCGGCAACGATGCGTACTCGACATTGAAACACCACACCGAGAACCTGGGCGGCGCACGTGATGTCGCCAAGGTTGTCTTACATCGATTGCAGGGAGTCGCATGACACAGCCAGAACGCCTCGAAGATCAGATCCTCCAGCAAGTGCTTGTGATCCAAGCCTTACGCATGAAGATCGCACGCATGGAGTCGATTTACACCACACCACGTTCTGTCAAATCCACTGGGCAGAATGGAACTACCGAGGACACGCGCCACCAGCGTGACACTATCGAGGAATACGGCCCGATCACGCCACGTTGTGTCACGGATCAGGAAGTGGAAGATATGCAAAGCAGCATCGAAGCGGACTTGAAACGAAATGGCTTGCGAT